TGACGCAACACAAGACAATATAATTACATTACCAGATTCTACAGGTGTTGTTACTCTTGATAATGCTGTACAAACTCTTACTAATAAAACGTTAACTGCACCCACAATAGCTACGATTAAAAATACTGGAACATTAACTTTACCGACATCAACAGACACTATAGTTGGTAGAGCAACAACAGATACTTTATCAAACAAAACAATAATGTCTCCAATACTTAATAATCCAAGAATAGCACCTCAAATAAATGATTCAAGTGGAAATGAATTAATTAAGTTTGTAAAAACTGCAAGTGCAGTAAATGAAATTACTATTACTAATAACTCAAATACTAATCACCCATCGATAGCAGCAACCGGAAATGGTGCCAACACAAATGTTAACTTGTCATTGTCTGGTCAAGGTAAAGGTTCGGTGGCTATAGGCAAAGCTGCATTTTCATCGAGTACTATAACTGCGGACGGTCAAGCTGACTCTAGTTCTTCGCTTATAGTATGTAATAGCGGTACGCCATTAGCAGTTGCACTTGGACCGGGTAACACTGTAGGCGAATTTAAAATCTTTTCAAATAAAGGAGCCGGTTTAGCAACAATAACACCAGCACCTTTTGCAAATGGAAGCACAATAAGACTACCACAAAACACAGCAACGCAGTGTATATGGGACGGAACTAATTGGTTTATGCTAAGTGGAAATGATTCAGCTAATTCAATTATAATATCATAGGAATAGAAAATGCCAGCAATAATTACAGATACATTTAAAAAACAATTCATGCAAAATATATTTGATGAAGTTGAAAATCTTACTGGTAGATATTATGTTGGAATTGGTAAGAATGATCAATGGAACGCAACTGAAACTGTTCCAACTCCTACAGATACACCTAGAACCATAAGAGAAGCACAAGCCGCTCTACAATCAGTAAAAGCAGTTGCTGGAGTGTCTTATGTCATACCGAGATATAATTGGACATCTGGATCAACATATAGCAGCTATGATGATGACATTACTGCAATACCTTCAAACAGTTACTACGTACTCACTGAAGATAATCAAGTTTATATATGTTTACAACAAAGTAAAGATGCAAACGGAAATGCAAACGTATCAACAGTGCAACCTACTGGAACAAGTAAAAATGCATTTAAAACATCAGATGGTTATACTTGGAAATTTTTATACGCACTAAGTGCAGCAAGATCAAGTGCCTTTTTATCTGCTAACTTTGTACCAGTAGAAAAAATATTAGATTCAGCGGGAGGTCCATCTTTAACGGCGATCGAAATACAACAAGCAACAGTGCAAGATTCAGCAGTTGCGGGCAGAATCTTAAATGTTGTGGTTACAAATCCGGGAACTGGTTATACATCTGCACCGACAGTGACTATAACAGGAAATACAAGAGAAATAGGAGACAGTGCTCAGGCTGTCGCAACAGTAGCTAATGGTTCTATAGCCAAAATTGAAATGCTCAATGAAAGTGCAGGATCTGGTAAAAATTATATAAACGCAACAGTAACACTTACTGGTGGAGGTGGAAGCGGTGGTGTAGCACGAGCAGTTATGGGTCCACAAAATGGAATAGGCGCTGATCCAAGAGATGAATTGAAAGCAACATCTTTAATGTTTAATGCTAAACCTAACGGTATTGAAGGAGGCGACTTCTTAGCTGGAACTGGCGTAGATTTTAGACAAGTGCTGTTAATAAAAAATCCAAAGACAGATTCAGCAAGTGGTACTACATTATCGGCAACAACTGGAAAAGCTTTAAAGTTTTTAAAAACAGACCTAGCGTTTGCAGGTAATTTAGCGGTTGATGAATTAATAACAAGTAATACAGTACCTGCTGCAAAAGCATATGTAAATCAAGTTTCAGATAGTGATGTATTTTATCATCAAACAGATAGCACTGGCTATACACCTTTTGGTATAGGCGACACATTAACAGATGAACAGGGTAATACCGGAACTATCAATCATATTTCAGCAATTGATAGTGCTGGTCTCATAAATACTTCTGGAGATGTATTATACATAGAAAATAGAGCACCAGTTATCAGGGATGCATCACAAACCGAAGACATCAAAGTAGTAGTTACACTTTAGTAGGATATTAATATGGCGACAACGTTTACAGAAACCACCTTATCAACAACTTATAAAGATGATTTTCGCGATAGCGATAACTATCACAGAATATTATTCAATACGGGTGTAGGATTACAAGCAAGAGAATTAACACAACTTCAAACAATATTACAAAAACAAATCGAAAGATTTGGTAATAACGTTTTTAAAGAAGGTGCAGTTGTAAAACCGGGTGGAGTAAATATAAATCCTGCATACGAATTTATAAAACTCGATGAAACTGATCCTTCACACACATTACCAGACGTTGCAACTCTTGTAGGAAAAACTGTAACGGGTCAAGACTCAGGCATTATCGCAACTATACTCGAAGCTGTTGCTGCGAGTGGAGGTGATCCTGCTACTCTTTATGTAAAATACACAAATACGAGTGCAGCTCAAGGAGCTTCTGATGTTACAACTCAAAGAATGCGTTCTGATGAAGTCATGGACGTTTCAGATGGCACTGATTTGAAAGTAAAATTGTCAACGGTAGCTGATCCGTCAACTGGAACTGGAACTCAAGTTACGGCTTTAGGTGGAATATATTATGTGAGAGGTAATTTTGTATTAACTCAAGATCAATCTAAAATAATATCGAAATACACAGATACACCCACAACAGATGTAGGATTTAAAGTAGTTGAAGATGTTGTAACGGCAAGTGACGATAACGCTTTATATGACAATCAAGGGGCTGTTCCCAACGTATCGGCTCCAGGTGCAGATAGATATAGAATTACTCTCACTATAGCCGAACGCAGCGAGGTGCCAGTAAGTGATAATTTTGTTTTTGTTGCAACTGTTAAAGAAGGTCAAGTATACAGCGCAGTTGCGTCAACAAATTCATATAATGTACCCAATGAAGTTATAGCTAAAAGAATAGAAGAAAATTCTGGTGATTACATAGTTAAACCATTTACTGCAAGATTTGACTTAGATTCGCAAAATACGCATTTACTCTTAAACGTTAGTGATGGAATTGCAGTAGTTAGAGGTTTTAGATCAATTATCAAAAAGCCTTCAACCTTTAGAATAACAAAACCAACTGTGACAACTACTGTAAATAACGAACCCACAGGTGCAACTCATGGAGCTTATGTCTTAGTTGATGTATCTAACAGCGGTTCAGGAAAAACAAAAGGTATACCAAACTTCAATGAATTAGAAGAAATGAATTTGAGATCAGCCGTTGCACACGGCGGAAGCACAATTGGTACAGCGCGTGTTAAAGCAATAACTAAAAGTGGTACTAATTTAAAAATGCATCTTATAGATATTAATCTTAATTCGGGCCAAGTTTTTAGAGACGTTAAGAGTATAGGAACGTCTTCAAGTAACTTTTTTGATATTACACTTGAAAACTCTAAGGCTGTACTAAAAGAACCATACGAAAAATATAATTTTTTTACACTACCCAATATACGACCTACAAATTTATCAGATTTAACTTACACTGCTCAAAGAAAATTTTCAACTTTATCTGCCAATTCGTCTGGTGTAGTAACACTTACAGGATTAACTGCTCCGGGAGAAATATATACACAAACAAGCAATTTTGTTTTTGCAAAGGCTGACAGTGACGTAACAGCTGCATCTCCTACAATAACACTTTCCGGTGGAGGTACTGGCGGCACTGCAGACTTTGGTACTGGTGGAGATGTTGCAACTATTGCAAGCTCTTCTAATATAGAACTTTCTTCATACATAAGTAAAACACAAACAACACCTAAAACTAAAACCTTGACTAATATGACTTTAACAACTACAGTTGAGTCAGATGGAGCGGGTTTTAAATTTATCAATATGAAACGTGCAGACATTTATGAAGTAGATGAAATTGTAAATGCTGCAGACAGTAATGAAAGTTATGCAACTAGATTTATAGTCGACAATGGTCAACGCGCATCACATTATGATGTTGGTAGATTAATATTAAGATCAGGACAATCTGCACCATCTGGAAGTGTTTCTTTAAAATACAAATTTTTTAATCCAAGTCCTACTGGAGATTATTTTTCTGTTAATTCTTATGCAGGTCAAGTTGATTACGATAAAATACCTAACTATAATTTAGGTGGAGGCCGATTTATAAATTTAAGAGATGTTATAGATTTTAGATCAGTAGCAGATTCAGCTGGAAATTTTAACACAAGTGGCGCAACTATGTTAGAAAATCCTCAAGATGGAACTACTATAACTGCTGATGTCACATACAATTTATCTACTCCTGCAAAATTAGTAATTGATCAAAATTCAAAACTAAATTTTATATTCGGAGCTCCTGGATTTAATCCAGTTTTTCCTGCAACTCCAACTGGCAGTTTACCGTTATACGATATAATGATGAATCCGGGTGTATTGAATGATTCTGATGTATCACTATCAAAATATAATTTTAAAAGATTTACTATGAAAGACATAGGTAAATTAGAAAATAGAATATCGAGACTTGAAGAGACAACTACATTAAATTTATTAGAAACTGATACTAAATATTTACAAGTTTTAGATTCTTCCGGAAATGATAGAACTAAAAGCGGCTTTTTTGTAGATGCATTTAAAGATCATCGCGGTGCAGAATTATCAGTGCCGTACGAATATAGAGCTTCAACTGATTTTATAAATCGAGTAGTAAGACCTATGACGAGGCAAGATCAATTGCGATTGATATATGATTCAGCTTCGTCCACCAATACTATAAAAAGAGGTGATAACGTTTATGTAAAATATGATCAAAGTGAATACATAAGTCAATCAACAGCTAGTAAGGCTGTAAAAATTAATCCATTTGCAGTTACTATATATGAAGGAACAGTTACACTATCACCTTCTTCTGATGAATGGAGAGATGTAGAAAGAATTCCAGATAAGATAATTCAAGGAGGTACTCTCGTTTCGCCAATACCTGCTTATCAATTTAATGATCATATTGCAAATTGGACCGGAAACAGTGGTAAAGATGCAAAGCCAGTTGTAGCTACTGATGAAGCCGTATTGACCGTAATAGATGATAGAGTTATTGAAACCACAACATCAAATTTTATGAGAGCGAGAAAAGTCTATTTTAAAGCTGAAGGCTTAAGACCTAATACACGAGTATTTACTTTCTTAGATGGAGTTAATATTACGAGTTTAACAAACGGCGGTAGTGGTCCTACTTTGTTTCAAAATTACTCAGACGCAGATTCTGATTTTGGTAATACATTAAACGATATAACAGTACACCCATCAGGATCTTCAACACTCGTTACTGATGCGGATGGAACAGTTTCTGGATCGTTTATAGTACCAAATAATGATACAACTAGAATACGAACTGGAACCAGAGAATTTAAAGTATTAGATATAAGTGTAGATAAAGAAATTGATGCAGCATCAATGGCTTCAACTAATTACACTTCACAAGGCTATATAGATACTAAACAGGCAACATATGAATCGACAAGAGTCATATTACAAACTGGAGGCTATATATCATATACAGAAGGAGATAATAATCCTCCTGATCGAAAAAATGATTGGGGAGTATCACTAGCAGTAGCAACAGTAACATTAGGTTTAATAGATCAGCAATTTAGTAATGTGACTTACACCGATCCTTATGGATATGGATTAAATTATGGTGATCCAGCACCAGTGTCTGATAAAACAACTGCAATAAATGCAATAAACACTGCTATATCGAATAAAGCAGGTGTGCATCTAGGTATACCTACTCAATATACTCATTCTAATCAAGACGATGGCCCAGGTGGTGGTATGAATGGTGATGAACACGGTTACACTGATGATAACGGCTATGGTGTAGCATGTCTATTAGAAGATATGTTAGTAATGTTGAATGGTGTGTTATCAGCTGTGGTGAATGTTAAAGTAGGAGATATTGTTTCTGGAAGCTTAGTGACAGAAGTTATGCAAAAACACATGAGAAATGCTTACTATATTATTAATAATGAATTAAAAATAACTAACGATCATCCGGTTTTAACTAACTTAGGTTGGAAAAAAACAGAAGAAGTTAAAATTGGTGATTATATAAATGGTGTAAAGGTAGAGACTATAAATTTTATTGAAAAAATTGTTCCTACAGTTTATATAGGAACATCTGATGAAAGCTTTGATGTGTATTGCAAAAATAACATTTATACCGTTCATGGTCAATATAAACAATTATTAAAAAAGGCGAGTTAAAATATGTCAGTAACATCAACCGGATATAGAGTTGGAAAACAACCAATAGCTCAATCGTTTTATATCGATGAACCTACAGGTATCTATTGCACTAAAGTAGATTTATTTTTTAAAACTGCAGATGAAAATGCTCCAGTACAAATACAAATCAGGCCTATGGTCAATGGGTTTCCTTCATCAAACACTATAATACCAGGAGCCATTAAATCATTACCCGGTAGCACTTTTTCTGGAGGTGCAAGTGTGTCTGCAGATGCAACGACTGCTACTACTTTTGAGTTTGATGAACCCACATTTCTAAAAGGATTAAACGAATATGCATTAGTAGTGATAACAGATTCAAAAGATTATGAAATTTATATAGCCGAAATTAACGATTTTGTAGTAGGTTCTACAGAAAGACGTGTAAATAAACAGCCTGTGTTAGGAAGTTTATTCTATTCACAAAATGGTACAACATTTACTCCTTCACAAAATCAAGATTTAACTTTTAAAATATATCAAGCTAAATTTAAACATTCAACTGCAACTATAGCATTACATAACGCACCAGTTCCTAAACAATTACTTCATCCTAATCCTATAAAAACTATATCAGGATCACAAACTGTTAGAGTGACTCACGCAAACCACGGAATGCAGGTTGGTCAACCTATAACATTATCTGGTGTTGATTCTGCCGGAGTTGGAGGAATACTTGCATCAACTCTAAATAAAAGTCATAATATTACAGAAATTGATCATACTGGTTTTACTTTTACTGCAGATTCTGCTGCAGATTCAGATGCATTTGGCGGAGGAACCGCTATACAATCTACTAAAAACATATTGTACAACAACATATACCCGTCGATATCTGCGCTAGTACCTACAGGACAACGGTTTGATGCTAGTATTAAAACTATTACTGGAAAGTCGTATGCAGGAACTGAAACTGCATTTCAAAAACAAACATCATTTAAATCTGTGCAAATCAATGAAAACAATGTTAATAGTACTTTGATGATGATAGCTCATGACAGCGCAGAAACAAGTGAACTTGATCCTGGAGAAAAGTCTTTAGATTTTAATATTTCAATTGCAAATGCTGATTCTAATGTATCACCTATGTTAGATTTACAAAGATGTTCAGTGGGACTGATAAGTAATATAATCGATAAACAAAGTGAAACGGTATTAGATGGTTTCAATGTTCCGTTGGCATATGTAGACGAAACTTCAGCAAGAGGTGGAAGTGCTGCAGCTAAACATTTAACTAGAACAATAATTTTAAACG